TGTAATGGGTATGTGGACATCATCAATTGGTATTGTTGGTCTTGCACTTAACCTCAGAGCATACGACTTCGTGTCTCAAGAGATAAGGGCAGCAGAAGACCCAGAGTTTGAAACCTTCTATACTAAGAACATTCTTCTTAATGAGGGTATGAGAGCTTGGATGTCATCAGTTGACCAACCGCATGAAAACTTTGTATTCCCTGAGGAAGTATTACCTCGTGGTAACGCATTATAAACACACGCTGAGGAGCACAAGCACAAATGACTCAATTTCTAGTAAAATATGGAGGATACCTATCAATCTTTGAATTTATATTCTTTGTTGTAGTGGGTATCGGACTAGGACCTGTCCTAGCATAATCTAAAATCACAAAGTGATTTCATTGGCGGGGAAAAAAATTCTCCGCCATTTTTTTTGCAAAAAAGTTGAGCATGTGATATAATAATTTCATACATAGAAAAAAAGACTATGGATATCAAAGCTTACACGAAAGTAGGTTGTAAATTTTGCGGTAATCTTATTGAACTCTTTGAAAGAGCAGGTGTAGAATACACTAAGATTGTTGTGGGAGATGGAGAGAATCAATGTTCACCAGAATTGTTTAGAAAAGAATACCCTGAGGTCATTGGTTTTCCATTTGTTGTCATTGATGACAAAAGAATTGGTGGACTCGTAGAGACTGCTAAATTATTTTTAGAAAAAAAACTGGTTTCCGTACCAAAAAAATGAAAGAACTTAAAATAAATAAAGGCATAGAGCTTATGCTCAGGAGGGCACCAAAGAAGGAATGCAAGGAACAGAAACCTCCTAAAGGTTTCACAATCACAAAAAACTTTAACCTCCTTAAGACAAGAGTCTACTTCAACTTAGATCTTAGGTGGGAAAAAGAAACAAACTAAGTTCGGAGTTGAACAATGACTGAAACGATGATGATTTACATCTCGGTAACTGTATCTTTTATTTTTCTAGCAATCGGAGTGTTAGCAGGATGGGTAGCTGCAGAAGTAAAACAAGAACATATGTATCACACACAGGAAGGTGTCATTCATCCAGAAATGTTAAATGCAGATGGCAACTGGATCAACGAAGAACTTCTCTCAGTTCGTTTTGTAGATTTAGACAGTCAAGAAGAGGAACTTGAAGAGGAATAAATACACTTATGATGACAATTAGGTTATGAAATTATTACTTAATGAGGTATTGCAAAAAATTAGCAATGCTAAAACAAAAGCACAGAAGGTAAAATTATTAGATGAATATAACACACCTGCACTTAGAGCTATTCTAATTGCTAATTTTGATGAGAGTGTTATCTCTATGCTACCAGAGGGAAATGTTCCATATAAAAAGAATGATGCACCAGAAGAGACAGAACACACTAAACTAGAGCATGAGTATCGTAAACTGTATCTGTTTTTTAAAGGTGGTGCAAACATTTCACAAACTCGTCGTGAAACTTTGTTCATTCAATTATTAGAGGGATTGCATCAAGGAGAGGCAGAGGTTCTATGTCTTGTAAAAGATAAAAAGATAGGTAAACGTTGGAAGATTACCAGACAATGCGTAGAACAAGCATTTCCAACAATCCAATGGGGAAACCGTAGCTAATGATCACCTTGAATATACTAAAAGAAAATTGCGATCCTAAAAAAGAAAACAACTCTGCATTACCTTACAATGCATATCTTGTTCAGTACAAGGCAGGTAAGGATGAAACGAGGTGGGATCTTACCATGGCATATAAGATGTCTGAGATATTTGATCATTACTATGACAAATATAAAAATGTTATAGCGATAATTCAATCCGAAGGTAGAGTTAGTCCTAAACTTTGGAATCAACCTAAATCACCTAGTAAACCTAATAAAAAGAAATGAGTTCAGCAACAGGACAGTGGGCAATTTTCTATAGAAGATTAGATGATCCCACTGTATGGAAGACTATGAGATACCAAAGAAGTGATGGTATTCTTGTATCTGCTAAAACATATGATGATGTATACAAATTCAATCGTTTTAGAGAGGCGTTTGAGTTTGCTAAAGAATTAATAACAGAAGATGACCCTACGTATGATGCTTCTGTAAGGAGAGTATGCAAGGGTAGAGGAGAGTCTTTCTACCTATCAGGAAATTAAGATTAAGAAGTATAAAATGTATTGGTTGATACCGATTGACAATTCTAAATAATTATGTTAGTATTCTAACACGTTCATCACCTTCGGGTGACGCAAGTAAGCCGACACGGAACGGGTTCGTTCATCCTCGTAAGAGGACGCAAATGCCGACTGAAGGAACGGGATTAAAAACCCCTACTACTGAGGACAAGCAAATGACAACAGTCACTTATCGTGGCGTCAAGTATGACGCTGAAGAGTACAACGCAAAGGTTGTTGAAGAAGCAGCTAAGCGTGAAAGACACGATCTAATGTATCGTGGTATCAAAGTTAGAAGTAAGGCATCACCTTGCTCATAACCTAAATTGAATGCCTAGTTTGTATAATATGAACTAGGCATTTCTTTTTGTTAATAGTCTTATAACATTTATCCCATCAAAAAATAAATAGTGGTAGAATTCAGAGGTAACAGAGATGAATTATCCGCTTTTGTTATGAATAGTTTATGGAGGATAAATGCATAATTTAATATCTCGCAACCAACTAGACGGATGGAATCACCAGTGGTCTACAGATAACCAAAAATTAGATGATTACTACGAATGTCTAGTAGAGTGCGAAACAAACCAGAACGAATGCAAACACATATGTAGAGACATTCTACGCTAATTGAGAGAGGGGTTGCAACCCCTCTTTTTTTATGGTATAGTATTAATACTACCGATATAAATATGGATAGAGGGAAGTTAAAAAACATCGTCAAGAGCTTGCAATCTTTATTAGATGTGTTAGAATCTGAGGTATACTCTGACGTAGATGCGTACAGTACGATCAACAACGGTTCAACATACACAAGAGAGGAGGATGATGACGATGGATACCCAGATTGATTACTCAGATGATATGATGCGTCTAAGAAGGGATGCCATATTATCTTTAAAAGAGTTTGGTTTCGGTAAAAATATCTACGAATTCTGTACAGAATGGGTGCTACATCATGATACAACAACAGGAATTAAAGAAGCATTTAGGGAGTATGAGACTCAAAGACCAAATCAAATTACTAAAATTAGCACTTAAAAAGCAAGAGTTATATTCTGATGTAGAATTACACTACATGAAGAAAGAACTTAACAATGCAAGGCATGAACTTAAATTAAAAAAACAAAGAAAAAGAAAAGGTTTTCGTAATGAATTCAGTGAAATTAGTAACAGTAACTCCTAACGCAGAAAAAACGATGGGTTACATAGCAAGAGTAAGTAATCCAAACAATCAAGAAAATCCTAAGGTTGCAGGTCTCTTAAAATACTGTATCAAACATAATCATTGGTCAGTATTTGAGCAAGCACACATGACACTAGAGATTGAAACTACAAGAGGAATTGCAGCTCAGGTTTTGAGACACAGGTCATTTACATTCCAAGAGTTTTCTCAACGTTATGCTGACAGTTCTATGTTAGCAACTAGCATTCCTATGTTTCAACTTCGTCGTCAAGACACAAAAAATAGACAAAATTCTATTGATGATGTTGATGAGTTTACTAAACAGGAACTTGAAATTGCTATCAATCGTTACTTCTCTGAAGGGATGGATTTATATCAACAAATGCTAAGATTAGGAATTGCAAAAGAGTGTGCTCGTTTTGTTCTTCCTCTAGGAACACCAACTAAAATCTACATGACAGGATCAGTCCGTTCGTGGATCCACTATATAGATCTACGCAGTGCCCATGGCACTCAAAAAGAACACATGGATATTGCCAACGATGCAAAGCGTGTGTTCTGTGAACAATTTCCTATTTGTGCTGAAGCACTGGAGTGGAACTAATGCCAACATACCCAGTAATTAATTTAAAAACTAAAGAGAAACAAGAACTCTCCATGACCATGAAAGAATATGATCAATGGAGGAAAGATAATCCCGATTGGGATAAGGACTGGCAAGCAGGAGTAGCTGCTGCAGGTGAAGTAGGTGAGTGGCGAGACAAAATGGCAACCACACATCCTGGTTGGGCAGATATTATGAAGAATAAGGTCTTACCCAAAGCAGATTTTGTAAACAATAAAACTATTACTGAGAAATACAGATTCTAATATGCCAGTAAAAAAGAAAAGCAATCATCAGAAAGCGCCAGGTCATGGTATGTCTCTGAAACAAAAGAAACGTAGGAAACCTATTAGTGAGGACTACATGGTTCCTATTGAACCACTAACTGATAATCAAAAGTTAATGTGGGATCAATGGGATGAAGGCAAGATGATCTATGCTTATGGTGTGGCAGGAACAGGAAAGACTTTTATAGCTTTATACAAAGCATTGAAGGAAGTCTTAAGTGATTACTCACCATACGAAAAGATTTACATTGTTCGTTCTTTAGTTGCAACTAGAGAGATTGGTTTCTTGCCTGGCGATCATGAGGATAAGTCATCCTTATATCAGATACCATATAAAAATATGGTACAGGCAATGTTTGAAATGCCTGATGACAATTCATACGAAATGCTGTATGATAATCTTAAGGCACAAGAAACGATATCATTCTGGTCTACAAGTTTCATTCGTGGAACAACACTAGACAATTCTATTGTTATAATTGATGAGGCACAGAACCTAAACTTCCATGAGTTAGATAGTATTATCACTCGTGTGGGTCAAGACAGTAAGATTGTATTCTGTGGTGATGCTGCACAAACTGATCTACAAAAAATTAGTGAGCGTACAGGTATCATTGACTTCCAACGCATCTTACAAGAGATGCCTGAGTTTGAACTTGTTGAGTTTGGTATTGAAGACATCGTTCGTTCTGGTCTTGTTAAATCTTATCTTATTAACAAAATCAATCTGGGTTTATGAAACTCTTTAATCACATAGATTGCATAGATCCTGTTGAGATGTCTGCTGAGATGGTAAACGGTAAACGTATGTACCTCACACCTGAGGGTTATAAGTTTCCCTCCGTCACTACTGTGATTAGTAACAATGCTAAAAAGAAAGCAAGTATTGCACGATGGCGTGCTAGAATAGGAGAGGAGAAAGCTAATGCTAAATCCACTCGTGCCACAGGACGTGGTACAAAATATCACTCTATTGTAGAGGATTATTTTAACAACAAATTAGACTTAAAAAAGTACAGAAAGTTTCCACTTCCTGTGCTCATGTTCCACCATAGTAAGGATACTCTAGACCGTATAAATAATATTTACTTACAGGAAGCTGCGCTCTACTCTAAGCATTTGGAATTGGCAGGGCGTGTTGATTGTATCGCTGAGTTTGATGAAGTCCTGTCAATTATTGATTTCAAGACAGCAGAAAAACCTAAGCGTTTAGAATACTTATACGACTACTTTGTTCAAGAAACAGCATACGCATGTATGTTGCAAGAAAAATATGGGATGAGTGTAAAACAACTCGTCACCATCGTTGCTTGTGAGAACGGAGAAACTCAACTTGTAGTGCTTCCTCCAAAGAAAGAATACTTCATCAAATTGATGACCTACATCTCAGAGTATCAAGAAAGATATGGACAAGAAACAATTATTAGAGGATAGATTTATGACATCTGCGAAATTCTCGCAGGAGGTGGAGAAGATTGCACTACACAATCCAGAAATGAATTACATTGATTCGGTTATCCACTATTGTGAGATGAATGAAATTGAATTAGACAGTGTAAATAAATTGATTAGCAAACCGCTAAAAGAAAAGTTGCGACATGAAGCACAAGAGCTTAACTTCATGAAGAAAACCAGTCGTGCAAAATTAGTACTAGTATGAGTTTTTTTAAATCAGATATAGTTAAAGGTGACATTCAAGAGATGTTAGAACTACAACAGTTCTGTTTTAGATCTGCCATGAACTTTGTTCTATTGGATAAAAATAGACAGAGAGATTATTTTGAGGCACTGGAAAAACTTATAGGAAAACAACAAATCTTTTATGCTCGTGCTAAATTAAGTGATGACCCTGAGGCAAAGTCAGTTATTGAGACAATGAAACAGGG